GATTAATACTGCAGACGCTGACAATGCCCGTGCGCGCACTCAGCAGGTAATCACTCACGCAACGCTAGAAGCTGCAGGTCTGCTGTAATCCCATGCTGCACTGCTCCGGCCTGATAATGACCTGCACAGAGCGGGCGCTAACATGCTAAGTCATTGATTCTGTTAGGATGTGCATCGCACCATACGTATAACGTGTATTATGTCAAATTGCGCAGGTAATAGGTAATGCGTGTAGAATCAAGGACATAGGTGTTTTGCGCCCGGCCTGGTGCATGAATTTTTCAGAGGGGGGCGTACGGAGGGGGTAGGGGCCAAGATCCGGCGCCGAGCACCGGTGCGGGGTTGTAGAAGCCGACCGCGCGCAAAAATATGCAAAAAATTTTGTGCCATAATTAATTATTAAATATCTCTGGCATTACGTTACGGTACGGTTTCGTTACGGTTTGCCAGTGTTACGGTGATTACGCTTTCCCTAGTGAAACAGGGAAGCGTAATCCAACGTACAACCGGAGAGCAGATGCGCGGTAACGTCGAGCAAGAGTCTGAGATACTGGCGCAGGTGCTGGCGCTGCGGGATGACCCGGTTGGTTTTGTCAGCTACGCATACCCCTGGGGCCGCAAGGGCACGCCGTTTGAGAAGTTTACCGGCCCCCGCCGCTGGCAGATGGAGGACATCAAGCGGTTGGCGGCGCACACCCAAGAGCAAGCCTTCCGCCATGAGAATTGCCTGCCACTGAAGGTCTGGAAGGAAGCCCGGTCATCTGGCCGCGGCCCGGGTAAGTCTGCCAAGTTCGGCATGGTTGCCCACTGGCACATGAGCACCCGCATTGGTTCCACAACGATAGTGACCGCTAACACGGAAGGCCAGTTGCGCAGCCGCACGTTTCCCGAGTACGCAGTTTGGTTCGGTGCCGCCATCAACGCCCATTGGTTTGAACTGGAAACCATGCGCATCGTGCCGGCCCCGTGGCTGATGAACACCGTCAAGAAACTGCCGGAGGATGGTGGTCTTGGCGTAGACCCGAAGTATTGGTTCTGCGCTGGCCAAACGTGGAGTGAAGACAACCCCAACGCCTTTGCCGGTGTCCACAACCCCTATGGCCTGCTGCTGCAGTTTGACGAGGCGGCGGGTATCCCAAGCAAAATCTGGGAAGTGTCCGAGGGCTTCTTCACCGAGCAGAACCCCTACCGCTATTGGATGGCCGCCTCACAGATGCGGGGTCGCTCCGGGCGGTTCTTTGAACTGTTCAATGACGCCCAGATGGGGGATGGCTGGGACTTGCGCACCCTGTCCACCCGTGGCATGGAGGGGGTTGACCAGGCCGTCGTAGAAGATCAGATCAAACGCTACGGCATTGACTCTGACTTCGTGCGGGTCGAGATCATGGGCCTGCCGCCGCAGACATCCGAAGACCAGTTCATTCCGTGGGACGCAGTTCGTGCAGCGCAGCAGAACGCGCTGGCGCAGGATCACGGCGAACCGTTGATTTTGGGTGTGGACCCAGCGCCCCGCGGCAAGACCTCTTGGCGGTTTCGCCAAGGGCGTAATGCGCGGGACTGTTGCGGAACCGCAACAAAGGGGGCGTGGCTGGCGCAGGACAATGTGCAGATCGCCGCCGAGATCGTCAAGCTGGACATGCGATACAACCCGGACGCCATCTGCATTGACTTTGGAATGGGAACCGGTGTCATCGACATCCTGAAACGGAACAACCGGATACGGCACAAGATGCATGAAGTCAAGTTTGGTTCTTCACCCCACATCAAGGACGGCGAGTTCGCCACCCACGCGGCTGAACTGTGGGGGCAGGTGCGCGACTGGCTGCCTGGCGGCATGGTGGAGAAGGACGGAGGCGAGAAGGGTTCGCTGTCACACCAGTTGACCGACCGGGGTTGGAAGTGGAGCGGGCGGGAGGAAAACAAAAAGATTCTGGAAACCAAGGAAGACCTGCAAAGCCGTGGGGTTAAGTCGCCTGACGACGCGGACGCCCTGGCTTGCACCTTTGAAGTCAACCCGCCTCGTCGTGATGACCGGCGGGCTTCTGGCGCGCGGGTGGTCGAAGGCACCTCGTCTTGGATGGGCGAGTCGTGATCTTGTCAGGAAAACACCCCTGTTTTCCTGACACCATGGTTACGTGATATGATGTAGGCATAGGAGAAACGCAATGAGTGGCATCCTGAGTAAGCCTTCCATGCCCGCACCGCAGCCGGTGCCGGTAAACCCCGTCAACGATCCGGCCGCAGAAAAGTCACGGCTGGACGCCGAGCGGGCGGCATTGGCCGAGCGCAAAGGTGCTGGCCGTGCTGGCACCGTCGCCGCCGGTGGCGAACTGGCATCAACCATGCAAGCCGAACGCGGGCTGATGCGTAAGCGCGCGTCTTCGGAGATGCTCGGTTGAGCGAGAAGACGCAGTATCACATTCAGAAGCTGGGGCAACTCAGGTCTGACCGGGCCAACTTCGATACGCAATGGGAAGAAGCGGCGTCGCTGATCATCCCGGCGCACCGCAACTCTTTTCAGGGCCGCGGGTCTGACAACGCCTTCGGCGCGCAGGGCCAGAAGAAAACCGAACTGCAGTACGACTCGTCGGTGGGTGTTGCTGCGCAACGCTTCTCCAGCGTGATCGAATCACTGGCAACCCCGCAAGCATCCGTGTGGCACCGGCTGGTGCCGGCGGACAAGATGCTGAAACGCAACCGCGCCGTGCGCCTGTTCTTTGATGACCTGAACGAGATTCTGTTCAGTCATCGTTATCGCCCCATGGCCAACTTCGTGGGCAACAGCCAGCAAACCTACATGGGGCTGGGCACCTACGGCAACGGCGCCTTGTATGTGGACAAGCCGGAAGACGGCACCCGTGGCTTACGCTATCGCAACTTCCATTTGGGTGAAGTCTACTTTGTCGAGAACCACGCTGGCGTCGTAGACACGTTTTACCGTTCGTGGTTTATGACCGCGCGCCAGATTTCGCAGCAGTTCAATGCCTCCGGCGACAAGGTGCCGGAAGCCGTGACCGAAGCGTTGAAGAACCCGCAGCAGGCCGAGAAGAAGTTTGAAGTCCTGCACTGCGTCTACCCGCGGCAAGACTTTGATCCGCGCAGGGTTGACCCGAAGGGGATGCGTTACGCTTCGCTCTACATTTTTGCGCAGAACCAAGAGGAAATTCGGGAGTCAGGCTACAACAGCTTCCCGCTGCCGGTGGCCCGCTACACCCAGGTATCCGGTGAGATTTACGGTCGCGGCCCGGCGCAGTGGGTGCTGCCCGCCATCAAGGTGCTGAACGAGCAAAAGAAGACCGTGCTGAAGCAAGGCCACCGTGTTGTGGATCCGGTCCTGCTGGCGCACGACGACGGCAACCTTGGTTCCTTTAGCCTGAAGCCCGGCGCGCTGAACGCCGGCGGTCTGAACAAAGATGGCAAACGCATGATCGACGTGCTGCCGACCGGCAACATTGCGGTTGGCGACAAGATGATGCAGATGGAGAAGGATGTCATCAATGACGCCTTCCTGATTACGCTGTTCCAGATTCTGATCGACACGCCGCAGATGACGGCGACCGAAGTGCTGGAGCGGGCGCGCGAGAAGGGGATGCTAATCGCCCCGACCGCTGGCCGTCTGCAAGCCGAGTTCCTTGGCCGCATGATCGAACGCGAACTTGATCTCCTGTTCCAGCAAGGGCTGGTGCCGGAGATGCCGTCGATCCTGCGCAACACCGAGGCAGCAGAATACTTCATTGAGTACGACAGCCCGATGTCGCGGATGCAGCGGTCGGAGAAAGCCGCTGGCTTCATGCGGGCGCTGGACGTGGCGGCCAACTACGCCAAGAACACCGGCGACCCGTCGCCTCTTGACTTTTTCAATTTTGATACCGCCATGCCGGAGATTCTGGACATCCAGGGTGCGCCGACCGCATGGACTCGTTCAATGCAGGACGTAGAAGCCATGCGTGCCGGTCGCGCGCAACAAGCCCAGACACAACAGATGATTGAAGCAGCCCCCGCCGTCGCCGGCCTGATGAAGTCAGCACCCGCTGCTTGATAAAACTTAACCTTGGATGCGGCAGCAAAAAGCTGCTTGGCTTCGTCAACGTCGATTCCCAGCCGATGGAAGACCCGGACGTGGTTGTCCGGCTGGACGTTGATCGGTGGCCGTGGGATGATAACTCCGTGGAAGCGGTGGAGGCATCGCACGTCATTGAGCACATTGCCCCCGTCGAGCCGTTCTTCCACTTCATGCGGGAACTGCACCGTGTCTGCGCCCACGGCGCCCGCGTCCATGTCACCTTGCCGCACCCGAGCCACGATATTTTCCTGCAAGACCCGACCCACCAGCACGCCATTCTGCCTGGCACGTTGGCGATGTTTTCCAAGAAATATTCCGACATGCTGGCCAAACACGGCCACCAGTTGACACCGTTCTGGAAATACTTTAATATAGACTTTGATATGGGGCCGGTGCGGTACACGTTTGACCCGGCTGTAGACGGCAGCGACCCGGACTTGGAATACAAAGCCCGGCATTGCCGCAACATCATCAAGGAGTGGGAAACAACTATGGTCGTATGCAAGTCCTGACCGATTGGTGGGAGCAGGTACGCCGGGTGTTGATGCGCCGGCGCCACGCTTACAACACCACGTTCCGTTCGCCATTGGGCGAAGAAGTGTTGCGCGACCTGGCGCGGTTTTGCCGGGCGCATGAGTCCACGTTCCACGCAGACGACCGCGCGCACGCCATGGCAGAAGGCCGCCGGGAAGTGTGGTTGAGAGTGCAAAACCATTTAAATTTGTCGCCCGATGAACTGTGGCAGCTTTACTCTGGACGACCGAGCGGAGATACGAATGTATCGTGACGGCAAGATGATTGGTGATGGACTGCCGATGAACTTCGTGTTGAACCACGGCGCATTGGGTGACGTGATCTGTTCGCTGCCGGCAGTGATTGCCGGGCGCGTAGCCGACCCATTTTCCGTTATCCGGGTGTGGGGACCGTCGTGGCAGCACGAATTGCTGGAGCACCTGCTGAAGCCCTACGGCGAGTTTGAGATCCGCAACTTTGAGGACTTTCCCAAGACCAAGGCCGAACGGGAAGAACGCAACCCCGGCCATGTGGCATTGAACCAAATGCCGTTCAACACGCACACCCGCAACCGTGTCCACATGGTTGACTACGCTTTTGGTTGTCTGCTGGACTCGCGCCCGGAGAACATGCTGGAACGCAGCTACCCTACGCAGGCGCCCTTGGGCAAGCGTCGGTTCGATGAACCTTACGTGGTGTTCCCGGTAGGGGCTACCTCCGACAACAAGCTATTCCGCGCCAGCGTCATGGCACCGGTAATTGAGTGGGTCAACGAGCAAGGCTACGTGCCGGTGCTGGTCGGCACCAAGACCAGCCACACGCAAGCCGAAGCTGGCGGCGTGCTGACGCCAATCACAATCATTGACGAAGTAGACAAGCTGCCGCCTTCCCTGCGCGTAGAGTGCATTGATCTGCGGGAGAAAACGACGCTGCTGGAACTACGCGACTTGCTGGGCTACGCGGAAGCGGTGGTTGGCGTTGACGGTGGCACGCTGCACTTGGCCGGGACGACCGACACCAACATCATCTACGCCATGGGGGCGACGATACCGCGCCACCGGTTCATCGCCCGCAACGGCGACCCAAGCTACAAGATACGTTACGTCGGCCCGCGTGACTTGGAGTGTACCGGTTGCCAATCGAAGTGGCGCATGAGCAGACATGATTTCCGGAATTGCCCGTACGGCGATTCCAAGTGCATGGAGCAGATACACTGTGACGATTTCATCAATGGACTGAAGGAGCTTGGACTATGACCGACACCGCCCCCGCATCTACCCCTGCACCCGCCCCCGCATCTACCCCTGCGCCTGATGCTGCTGCCCCGTGGCATGGTCTGACCGACCCGGACGCCGCCGCTTACATCTCCAACAAAGGCTGGACCGCGCCGGCGGACATCGTGAAGTCTTACCAGGGAGTCGAGAAACTGATTGGACGTGACCCGTCAACCCTGATTACCATGCCGCGCATGGACGACCCGGAAGGTGTCAAGTCCGTGTTTCAGAAGCTGGGCCTGCCGGAGTCGCCGGACAAATATGACATGACTGTTGGCCTGCCGAAAGGCGCCAAGGCGGACGAGGGCTTTGCCAAGACCATGCAGAGTATCCTGCACAAGTCAAACGTGACGGACAGCCAGGCCAAGACGCTGGTGGCCGAGTGGAACACCATGCAGACGGCCGCGCGCGAACAGGCAGCCAAGGACTACGACCTGAACGTGGCGGCCGACAAGCAATCTCTGCTGGACGAATGGCGTGGCGGGCATGACCGGATGATGAACCGGGCCAAGACCGCCGCCACCACGCTGGGCTTCACGCCGGAACTAATTGACTCCATTGAAAAGAGTCTGGGCTACGCCGGCACCTACAAACTGCTGGCCGAGATGGGCGGCAAACTGGGTGAAGACACGCTGGTCACGCAGAACAAGAACACCGACTTCGGCACCACCCTGACCCCGGACGAGGCCAAGAACCAACTGGCGACCGCGCGCAGCGACCCGAACCATATCGCCGCGCTGAAGGACAAGAGCCACCCAGGTCACAAGATGGCGCAGGAAAAAGAGAACAAACTTTTTTCCATTATGTACCCAGGCAGTAAGTGATGGACGAACGCGAAATCAAACTGCGGTGCATCGAAGCCGCAGCCAGAACCCCTACGGTCCACCTCAAAGGGCAGGCCGAAGGGGTAGTTGAAATTGCAAGTGCTTGGTTTAATTGGATTATTTCTTCACCGAAAGGGGAGCCTGTTAAGCCTTTGGGGTTGCCTGGGAAAAAGTAGCGTGCAGTGTGGTAATATGGAGTTGTAGGGAAGTCGCGCGGACAAGGTGAAAGCCCCCGCAGTGTGATTGACCTGCATGGCCCCCGTAAGGGACAAGCCGGCGAAGTCCAGCCAGATTGGACAAACTGACTTGAAATTAAACACTTACGGAGTAAATCATGCCGGATAACATCACAGTTGCCTCAGTACAGCAGTACAAGGCCAACGTAGAGCTTCTGCTGCAACAAACCGATTCCCGCCTTGCCGGTGCCGTCACCGTTGGCAGTTACGTTGGCAAAGCCGCCAGCACTGTCGAACAGTTTGGTTCCGCTACGGCTGTCCAGCGTACCAGCCGTCACGCTGACACCCCGCTGCTCGATCTCTCGCAAGACAAGCGTTGGGTTTTCCCGACCGACTACGAATGGGCCTCGCTGGTTGACAAGCAAGACCAACTGCGCGCCATCGTTGAACTGACCAGCCCGTATGCCATGGCCGGCGCCGCTTCAATGCAGCGTGTCAAGGATGACATCATCCTGGCCGCGATCTTCGGCACCAACTACACCGGCGAGAACGGCACGACCTCTGAGTCGTTCGGCACGCTGGGTTCCGGCACCTACGACGTGGGCGTCAACACGGGCGGCACCGCTTCGGCGCTGAACGTGGCCAAGCTGCAGTCGGCCATTCAGAAGCTGATGCTGGCGAACAAGGGCGAACTGAACGAGTCCGTCTACGGCGCCATCTCCAGCTACGAGCACGATGCGCTGCTGAAGGAAATGCAAGTCGTCAACAAGGACTACGGCAA